TAGCAAACAACACCACAGGATCAACTAATACAGCCGTTGGTCGTTCAGCTTTAGCATTAAACACGACAGCTTCAGGAAATACGGCTGTCGGCGCAGATGCTCTAGCAGACAATACAACCGGAGGAAACAATACGGCAGTTGGAGAAAATTCCCTAGCTAACAACACTACTGGGACTGACAGCACCGCTTTAGGACAAAATGCTTTACTTACTGCTACTACTGCCTCACAAAATACCGCAGTCGGCCACGATTCACTAAGGGTTGCTACCACAGGCGGAGCAAACACGGCGGTCGGATTCGATGCTTTAAGAGCACAAACTACAGCTACAAACAACGTAGGTATTGGGTGGAGAGCTTTGTATACTAATGAAACATCGACTAAAAATACTGCCGTTGGTGTATCAGCTTTGTATACAACTACTGTAGGTTCAGGAGTCGCTGTTGGGTATAAGGCTTTAGGCTCACAAACAACAGGAACAGGCAACAACGCTTTTGGCTATCTAGCTGGTGAAGATCTAACAACGGGACTGTATAACAGCTTTTTGGGTCATGCTGCGGGTTATCAGCTAACGACAGGAGAGGGCAATACCTGTATCGGTTTTGGTGCAGGGGACGCTCTTACCACAGCATCACTCAACACAACACTTGGGACGGCTTCTTTAGGGGGTGCCACTACGGGGGCGCAAAATGTAGCAATAGGACACAGTGCTGGAGATCAGATTACTACTGGCAGTAATAACGTAGTTATTGGATATGATGCGGGATCTTATATAACGAGTCTTACAACAGGCGGCAACAATGTTTTAATCGGAAATTTCTCTAAGCCTTCTGCTGCCGCAGCAGATTCTCAAATAGTTCTTGGTTATAACGTAACTGGTACAGGCAATAGTAATTTTACTTTTGGCAAAGCTGGAACAGACAGTAATATTGTATTTGGTGCAACCACAATAACAGCCCCTTCCGATGTTCGCCTTAAAGAAGACATTCAGGATGAAAAAGTAGGTCTTGAGTTTATTAACGAACTTAGACCTGTTACCTATCAATGGAAGAAAGCTAAAGATGTTCCTGAAGAAATGCGAGCGCACGATCCCAATTCTGAAGAACGAGTGATGAATGGTAAACATAACCACGGTTTTATTGCTCAAGAAGTTAAAGAAGTTATTGATCGATATGACTTGAAAGATGGCTTTGATATGTGGATGGAGGATGGTGAGGATAGAAGGCAAAGAATTGGAGAAGCGGCTTTAATGCCAATAATGGTTAAAGCAGTCCAAGAACTTTCTTCTAAAGTAGACGATTTGACTGAAAAACTTAAAGGAGAATAGTAATGTCTGTTACGAAAACTTTAACTGAGGCTGTTCCATACATTGAGGATGGCAAGGTTGTAAGATGGAATTTAGGGATGAAGTATGAGCAAGGCACAGAAGGCAAAGCTGATTACTACAGTAGTGATAAAGAGATAACTATTAACGCTTCTGAAACACGCCCCGGCCCTGACGGAGATGAAACGATCAACAACTTTACCCCAAAGGCAGAAGGTGAGTGGACTAAAAAAGAGCTTGAGGATCTTTGTCCAACGGCTAAGTGGGATGAGGTATTTGCTAGTCAATATGATTCTGTAATAACTAATCCTTCCAAAGATCCTGTTCCTGATAATGACTATGTGATCCCTAGCTAATGGAACCCCAGCACTTTAAATTTCACACGTTGCCAGCAGTGTTTATGCTCGAGGCACAGCTATCAGAAAACATGGTAGGTACGCTTAACGACTACCTTGACAAGTTAATGGTAGATGAAAAACGTAAGAGCCATGCGGGTACGTTGGTGGGTCAAATAGCGCATGGTCAACAGCTTACAATGGATCATTTTTGTGAAGAGCTAAAAGACTTTAACTGGACGATTCAGGGTCTGGCTATGGACTACGTTAAGCAGTTCTGCGCTCAGTCTGGCAATCCACTGAAAGGCAAAAGAGAGGTGTTAACCAATGAGCTTTGGTCTGTGCATTCTTATGCTGGCGATTATAATCCCATACACGATCATGGCACTAAAACCATTATGGGGGTTTCCTGTACTACATGGACAAAAGTACCACAACAGATCTTAGATTTACCTACAGCGGGAACTTCTGAGTACAGCTTATATAACTCATCAGGTAACGCAGATGGTTGTTTAGCGTTTAGTTATGGGCGTAATAGTATGATGGATGTAGAGCGGTTAGCTCCTCCGCAAAGTTTTGTGATTAAGCCACAAGTCGGAAAGATGCTGATGTTTCCTAGCTGGTTGTCCCACATGGTTTACCCTTTTGAGGGTGAAGGAGAACGGCGAACAGTCGCTGCAAATTTAAACGTATGGAAGGTAGATGATGACGGGACAAGACACTAAAGAAGTTGGCACAATTACAATTACAGCCCCAGAAGAGGTTGTAGAAGAAGCTGAAGTTGCTCAACTTCCCCCTAATCCTGAAATGTTGACTGCTCGTATGGATGAGCTTAGAGAAGAGATTGGTCAGATTACTAATGTAATCAATGCAAATCAAAAGCAACTAGACACTTATGTAGCGGCATTCAACTGGTATTCTCAACAGCTAGAAGCGGCTAATGCGGAGCAACAGTAATGGATTTTGTTCTTAATATAATATCTGTGGTAACGGGTATTGTGTGTGCGGCATCAATTATATGCAGCCTTACTCCCACGCCTAAAGACGATGCCTTGATTGGACGGCTATATAAAATCGTTGAGATTGCAGCGTTAAATATTGGTAAGGCAAAAGAAGGAGCCACAACCAACCCGATTAAGTTTGTCAAAAGGTCTGATTAATGTCTGACTCGCTGGAGGAGATGTACATAAGACGTACAGAACTAAAGGCGCATGAAAGAGAATGTGCTTTGCGATACGAGTACATTGAGAAAAGACTTGAAGAAGGATCGGAAAAGTTTAAGAAGCTAGAAATGTTACTAT